CAATCCTCCAGGGATTAGTCATGAGCCCTACAATCAGTCAGCAGTTGAAGCCTTTCTCACTAACATGAATGATCCCAGTCTGACTCCTGCTCAGGCTCATTATGGTATGATTGATTACTTCAAATCAATTGGCTCAAATGAGGCAGCAGCTGACGTTCAGCAGCTTTGGGATACAAAGCAAGCCAACGAGTTGATGAGGTCGCAGATCAAGAATGTTCCTCCACCTGTAGATGCTCCTATTGGACAGAAGATCGACGTTTTCAATCCGGGGAATGGAAAAACTTTTGGAACTTTTAATTCTCAAGCCGAGGCAGATGCATTCATAGCTCAGCATCCTCAGGGTCAGTGGCTGGACAGCGCGGCCCACGATCCTGAGTATATGGCGGGGGAGACTGACTTCCATTCTTCCATGTCTGAGCCTCTTCCTCCTGCTCTACCTGAGGGAATACCTGGATTTGATGACGATCCCGCCAAAATATGGGCAGCGATGTCACCTGAAGCACAGATCAAGTTAGCTCAAGATAATCCCCAAAAATACCTTGAAATGTCTGAAGCAGCTATAAAAGCTGCTCCAGGTCCAGTTCCTGCTCCGAAGAGTCAGTACGACCAGGATATTGAGGAACTAGATAAACTCTTTGCTGGAGTTGAGCCTCCCAAACCACCTGCTCCAAAAGATTCCAGTGTCTGGACTCCAGAGGAACTTGCAGATTTTGAGGGTAATGCTCCTGCTTCTGAACTAGGTTCAGGATTCCAGTTAAAGACGAAGAATGCTCCACTGACAGGAATACATGCAAAGCATATTTATACCAAAGACGGACAGGACTACATCTTCAAGCCAACGAAGAATCCAGAATACGTTGCATATAATGAAGCTACGGCTGGGGAAGTCGCAAAGCTAGCAGGTCTTTATCCACTAGATGTAAAGTTCCATAAGATTGGAAATGAATACGGAACGATGCAGCCAGTTATCGGAAACAAGACCGATTGGCCAACTCTACGGAAGGAAGACTTGACCAAGCTGAGTACTCAAGATTTGATTGGGATCATAAAGCATCATCCTACAGATTGGATCACAAGCAATCATGATGCACATCCAGGTCAGTTCCTCCGAACTCCGAATGGTATTGTAGAGATTGATCGGGGTCAAGCATTCAAACATTTTGGTGAGGATAAGCTCTCGCCAGACTATCATCCAAACGAGGCTTTCGGAGAAGAGCCTCCAATCTACAGTCAAATTGTTAAGCTGTGGCGTGCTGGAAAGTTGCCTCAGCTAAAGAATAAGGATATTTGGGGTGCGCTTGACGATGGAGTCAAGGGTATTGAGAAGAATCAAGTTCCTGTTCTGCAAGAGATTCATAAGGCTTTAGACCGTGCAGGTAAAGGGAATCTAGATGTTAAGGCAAACAGTCGAGTATACGATATTCGAACGGATCTAATGAAGTTTTGGACTAAGTGAGTTATTATGTGGTCAGACTATCCTTGTAAAATTTCAGACAGTTACAAAGATGCTAAAGGTTATTCATTCATAAATCATGATGGAAAGCAAATTCGTGAATCTAGATTTGTTTTGGAGCAGAGTCTAGGACGTCAGATAAAACCTGGATATCAGGCATGTCATTATTGTGATACCCCTAGCTGCATAGAGTCCAATCATATCTATGAGGGGACACCTAAGCAGAATACAAAGGATGCTATAGAGCGGGGGAAGCATCGAGGCTGGATGAATGCTGGTGCGGCACGGATGAATAGAACTCATTGCCCGGCAGGACACGAATATTCAGGTAGCAATCTTTACTATAGCCAAGGCTATCAGCATTGTCGTGAATGTGATAGAAGACGTTCTAGAGAATATCAAGCAAAAAGAAGAGCAGTAAATAAATGACGAACAACGCTGAAGAAGATATTCTCGCTCCAGAATTACGTCAGGCTCTTGATTCTATCATTCAGCAGATAGATTCTAGGGATCAGTTTTCCCGCGATCGGTTGATGAAAGTTTACAAGAGAAATGAATACTTTTGGGAGGGTCTACAGAACATATACTTTTCTGAGGTAGCGCATGATTGGAGATTCATTTCAGACAGCCCGGATGAGGACTATGACTATATTGAGGAAGCAGATATTGAAAACAAAATCGTTAACATCTACAAGGCGCACGGGGAGGTCATCATCTCCGCGATCTCCCAAGCCATCCCAGCAACTCGTTTCTATCCCAACGATGCCGACCAGGCTGCGGACATTTATACCGCGCAGTCCTTCACACGTCTCGCTGAATTAATTCGCAAACATAACAAGTCGCCTTTCCTGTTCATGAAGGCGATTGGTCTGTTATACAATCAAGGGATCATCTGCGCCTACACCTTCAACGACCAGAACTCGAAGTACGGTACAGAAACTGTACAGCACTTTCGTCAGGGTGTATTGAAAAATAAGGTCGGATATTGCCCCGAGTGTGGCGAGAACCTAGCTGTTCAGCCGATGAACACCGGCCAGCTAGCTGACCAGCTCGGGGGTGCGCCTGTCGAGGAAATGCCTGTCCCTGAGGGTGCAGAAACGACAATCGAGAATAACGCATTTCCTACAACAGAACCTCCAGTTGAGCCACCTCCTGCTGAAATGCTGATGGAGGGTGGGGCGCCCCCGACAGGGTTTGAGGGGATGGAGCCTCCCATCGAGGAACCTATACCTCCCGTAGATCCGATGATGGAAGCTCCTCCCCCCAATGCACAGATCTGTCCTAACTGCGGAAGCAATGTAGCTCCCATGGAAGAAGTTGAGGAAGAGCCAATTCAGGAGCTTGATTTCGAGGAAGTTATTCCAAAGTCACGTCAAATTATCGAGTTGTATGGTGCGACGAACGTACAGATTTTTCCAAGGGCGCGCACCTTGCAGCAGTCAGGATATCTGATTCTAAATGATGAACATGATGTCGCTGAAATGCAGGAAAAGTTTCCTCATATTGCAGATAAGATTGTTCCTACTGCTGATAGTGAAAGATACGATCGCTGGGCGAGAGCACCGAGCATTGTGCAGAGTGATGATGACGCGGAAGTTTGTACTTGTCGTCAGATCTGGCTTCGCCCGTGGATGTTCAATAAGATTGGGAAGCTGGATGATGAGCGCGTACTCGCACTCAAATCTCAATTCCCTTCCGGCCTCCGAGCAATCTACATCAACGACGTTCTAGCTGAGGTCAATGATGAGGACATGGATGAGTATTGGACCGTCTCGGTTGATCCTATACTTGATCGTGTTCATGGACAGCCTTATGCTAATCCTATCGTTCCTATTCAAGAGATGACCAATGAGGTATTCCAGCTTACTGTGGAAACCATCAGACATGGCATCCCTGAGACGTTCGTTGATTCTAGCGTCATCGATCTACAGAAATACAGATCGATGGAGGTTAGTCCTGGGTCTCTATATCCTGTCAAAGCCCCAGTCGGTGGGAATATTGGAGCGGCTTTTTATACGAATCGAGCGGCTCTTCTTTCCAGAGAGCACAAGGAATTTCATGACGATCTACAGACTGCTGGTCAGTTTGTACTTGGAACTGTACCGTCAGTCTACGGTGGATCAATGCAAGGAGGGTCAGATACCGCCTCCGAATACAGCATGAGCCGATCGCAGGGTCTGCAGAGACTTCAGATCATTTACAAGATGATCTCATTCTTCTGGACCGATCTTGAAAGCAAAGCTGTAAAGCTGTATGCTAAGAACATGAAGACGGACGAGAAGATTGTCAAGTCACAGGGCAGGAACTCCTTCGTGAATGTCTGGATCAGGATGGCGGAAATGACCGGTCAGGTAGGTCAAGTTGAGCCAGAGCTATCGGAACAATTCCCGTTGGCATGGGCGCAAAAACGCGACATTATCATGCGACTTCTCGAACTCAACAATGAGGCGCTCAACGAAGCTCTCTTCCATCCTGAGAACCGGCACACAGTCGCAGAGCTGGTGGGAATCACCGAGCTTACTGTACCGGGAGATGCAGACAGGTCGAAACAGCTATACGAGATCTACGAGCTTCTGGCGGGTCAGCCACAACCTGTGGGCGTCAACCCGATGGATGGTACACCGATTCTTGAAGCGAGCGTTCCGGTTGAGAAGGACGTAGATCAGCACACAGTACACATTGCGGTCATCAAAGAGTGGTGCGTGTCTGAGATAGGGATG